GAACTATCTAATAGTTTAGAATCGAGTAACGATTCATGCAATGGAGGGGCTGCGGCCCTTCCCACGCCTTCTCAACGAACCGAGAAAGGAAAAGAGCGTTTCAACGGCGCTATGGGAGATTGTACTCCCAAAGGAGATGACGACAAACGGTCATCAGGTACGGTAAAATCCGACAACGGGGCACCTCGCTCGCAATCTAGGGGTAAATCATCCGGGAGGGATGTTGGTAGTAGAAGCGGCCCAATAACCGCCTTCGCAGCCAAAGATGGTAGTACGCCATCTCCTCCTTTGAAAGTCTGGGAAGATCTTTCTGGATGGGCTTCGGCGTGGAAACATCGTGTTTCCGCGGCCGATCAATTGTGTTTGGACTATTGTGAAAAGAATGGCATTCCCGTGAGTGCCATAGATGGTCCGGTCAATCCCCATTCAATCAGTCACGTTTGTCGTGATGAGATAATCCGCCAACTAATCGTAAAGGAAGGACGTAAGAAGATGAAGCTTCGCATCCTTGATTGGTTTGGCGGGAACAGAAATTCCCAATTCAATCCTAAGTTGCACGGACCTTTTGGAAAGGTAAGGATTGGTAATTCGATTTTCAATTCCAAGGACCGACTGGAAATTAAATGGACAGTCGGTCCGGACCAAATGTTTGCGGGAGACACACACCGTGTCCCGGCAAGAAGCATGATTGAGGTTGGAAGACGGTTTGAATTCGTGGTCGTGCAGGACATCTATCATGGTGCCTCTGACCCTCGAACACCGTTTTCCCCTGATAACATTCGCTTCTTGAGCACCTTTTCTGATCGGATTTATGTCACAGGACATGAGTTCATCGGAATGGCAGGTGCCGACGATTTTGGTAACGGGAAAATTGAACAAGTCTTTGTTCGTGACCAGAATGGTTTGATCGTTAGTTCTCCTGACGCTCATAACCATCCGTATCCCTCTCATCCTGATATTAACTGGGTCTTTAGTGGCCGTCATTATAAAGGTATCGACCTAGTTCCTTTAACTGGGTGTGGACCTTTCAAAGTGACACTTTGTTCTGTGGCTGCTTATGAAATGCAGTCTGAACAAGTCGGTAAATTAGGGGATGTGAGAGAAATGATGATAGAAGTTCCACAGCAAACATGGTGGGGCTACTATTGGTTATGGACTCGGCTAGACAAAACTGTTTCAGTGTTAGTTCACTATCCAACTTTTGTTGAGTTCAACCTCGCTTTGTCCGTTAAATGCCCAAACGGACAAGTTACAGACACGGCAATTTCACAGATCGGCGTGAAATTGCAGAAAGACAGCCAGATGGTTGCTGTTTCCCAACGATTTCCAGAGACTTACAATAAGATAAAAGCCGGCACAGTCTGGGCTTGTCTTTATGGTTCTAGGAAAACAAACGTTGGAAGCATCCATGGTCTCCGAGTCGGAATGGCTCCTCTTGAATCGTATCTTACGGTTGCTAGAGGGGCGACAATACAAGCCCCGCGAATTCCTTTTGGTAAAATTGGAGTTGCTGTTTTGGGAATGTCATTCTGTCTCGGGATCGGAGTCCAGTATTACCGCAGTCCGTCTAGTTTTGATAACGTCTCTCCAGGTGTTGTCGGACAAAGATTGGCTTCGTTCGTTTCAGTGATTTGGGAAAATGCTTGCTTTTATGCAGGTTTTGGAACATTCTCTGGAATTGAACAAACCTTAAAACCCGCTGCTTTTGTTTCCGGGTTTCCGATGTGTTCGGCCGTATTCGAAGAAGGACTAGCCATGGCGAGTCCTTTTTCTTATTCGGTAGGTGTTGGTTACGAGTTTGTGCGAGATGTACAATCAAATCCACAGGGAGCTGTGGCCAATCTATTTGTGCATGCTGGTTTGAGTATGCTAAGAAACAGTGGATTGGGTGGGAAGTGTTTGTCTTTGATGTTCCATGTTGGCTGGAACGCTTGGACTGCTTCTTCTCCGGGCAAAAGCCGGTACGATCAATTTGAAGATGCGTATGGAAAAGGTGAACTTTTAGAAACTCAGGAAGGTAATGTCGCGTTAATACCCACGGACGCCCGTTACCCTTCTTATGTTACAAAGGCATTCACTGGACCAGATCGCATTCGCGGGTCGATTTCGATATTTGTTGATGGTTTTGAGGTTACCATCGAACAAGCATTCGAGTTATTACAGCACGGAATCGGGAAGAACGAAACCTTTCCAATTCTTATAACACACCGGTTACTCCATCAACCAGCTAATGTTGAATCAAATCTGTTAGCTGCAATTCTGTTCAGGATCCAATCAGATCCTTTCTGGGAGAATATCAACACAACTGAGGAACGTCATGCAAATTGGCGGTCATTGGCTTGTTTTGTTATAGAAGATGAATTGCTCGACACAATTCCGGAGACGCAAATCAGTCTCGCGGAGTGTGTTAAGATTATGGGTAAGAAGGGGAAACGTTTGGAAAATGCGTATAATGCCCTTGAACAAGGTCAAATTGTTAAAGGCGGTAAGACAATCAACCTTAAATGGAATGAGACGCTCTCTACACAAAAGGACATGGGCGGGGTTTTGACGATGAAACCCCGGGCAATTCAGAATTTGAAACCGCATATTCACGCTCTAATGTCACCGATGGCAAGAGTTTATGCAAAAATTCTGCATGATTCATTTTGTGCTGAGCGCATCCATACTTTCCGTGGCAAAACTGTTCGCATCATATTTGCTTCAGGGTACACAGGTTTACAATTGACGAAAGTTGCTGATTCATTGTTGGACGGCATTTTCACGATTGTTGTTTCAGGAGATGATTCTGTCGTTGCATTCGGAAATGAATGTCGGGATGGATATCCATTTGCTGAAGCTGACCAGAGTGCCTTTGATCACACGCAGGATGATGGACCTAACAAATATTTTCAAGGCCAGGTGCAAGAACATCTTGGGCTTCCTAGAGAATTTTTTGAAATGGCGTACGAATGTTGCTCTTCTGGCTATACTGCTAGAAGAGGGCGACTGTTCGTTAAAGGTCATGGAGGAACACAGATGCCGACAGGCATTACCGTAACGACGAGCTATAATAGTTTTTCGACGGTTTGCATGTGGTTATGGTGGTTGATTCATCCTGAATTGTCTGTTTCAGAAGCAGGACAGCAACTCGGGTTCAAAGTCAAGGTATTTCCGCGGGATTCGATCTCGCAAGCAACGTTTTTGAAAGGATGGTGGCTTCCAACTGTTGATGGTCTTTATGTTTGGAGACCATTACCATCTGCTCTTATAAAACTCGGGAAAATGATTAGTGATCCAGTGGAGATCACGTCGTTTACCAGACGAGGAAGGCGAATGAGACGCCCCCGTCAGGAAGCAATTTCCATGTGTGCTTTGGCACTGGCTAATTCCTACCCGAATGTCAGAAATGACTACCCCATCTTAGGATCTTTTCTAAACAGCTTACGCCGTTTAGGGTCCGAATGTCCAACCACCTTGGAAGGAATAATTGAAAGTTCTAAACCCTGTCCATCGATAGGTCTTCTAGATTATTCATTGGTGTGTTCCATTATTGAAGAAAGGTATGCAATTACTTATTCAGAAATCAGAGAAGTGGAGGCTCTCTTTGGAACAATAACTTCCCTGCCAGCTTATGTCGAACATAACGTGTTTGACAAGCTGGTGGAGGTCGACTACTAAGTAGTCGACCGAGGGCACGCAGGATTCGTCCGGGGAAATGATCACTCCCCCCTTGCGAGATTGTGTCGGGGTCGCGCCTGGCACGTGGGCTAAACAAAATTAGCAAAACAAATGCCAACGAACAAAAACAGAAATAAACAACAGAAAGCTATAGTAAAGATTGATGGAAAAGGCAATTACTACACTGAAAAGATCGTCCCGGTCATGCAACAAATTGTCCCCCGAGGAAGCTTCGCAAAAGGCGGTAGCTACTTGGGTGGAGCAGCAGGTGCATTGGCGGGAGGACGATACGGTATGGGAATCCCGGGTTCCGCCATTGGTGGCAAACTCGGAGGTTTCCTCGGTAAAGGGATGTCACGCATTCTTGGATTTGGGGATTATACGGTTACGCATAACTCTCTGGTCAAAGAAGGTATGGCGATCGCTCCGGGGGAAGCCGTCCCAGCGTTCGGTGTAATTGGTCACGCAACTCGTGTCAGACATAGGGAATACATTGGAGACATTGTTATTCCTTCCAGTCCGACTGAATTCGTGAGCAGTTCGTATACGATAAATCCAGGGAATTCAACAACCTTCCCTTGGTTGTCTGCCTTAGCTGCAAACTACCAACAATATCGGTTTGAAGGCTTGGTCTTTGAATTCAAAACCCTCTCTTCGGATATCACCGCAGGGGGTGCTCTTGGTTCATTGATGCTCGCCACAAATTACGATGTATTGGAAAGTCCGTATGCTGACAAAGTCCATTTGGAAAACAGTCAGTATGCAGTTTCAGCCAAACCATCCCAGTCGCAAATTCACACTATTGAGTGTGATCCTGCGGCATCAACTCAAAATCTTTGGTATGTAAGAGATTCCTCCTCGTCGACCTCGACAGGAGATGATCGGTTTTACGACCTGGGTAAATTCCAGGTCGCTACTGCTGGATTGCCAGGAACAGAAGGATCTGTTCTTGGTGAACTTTGGGCTTCTTATGATGTCTCACTTTTCAAACCAGAAATCGTCACCCAATCAAATCTCTCTTCAAAGATTGTTTCCACCGGTTCTGTCTCAAAGACCGTTCCGTTTGGAACCAATCCGGTTACCACCGGTACTTCTGTGTCTACAGTTGATACCGATACTATCACCTTCACCCGTTCTGGTGAATATCTAGTTGAAATAGATGTCACCGGAACAGGAGCATCCTCCATTACTCAAGGGGGTAGTGCCACAGTCGATGAGTTGGCTGATGGTGTTACTTCCACTACTGGAAGGACGAAGGTTTACCGAGTCTCCGCAACTTCAGGGCAGACTCTCTCTTTCGCTTTTGGAGCCTGGACAACAGTTACCGCGGCTAATACCCGTATTACTGATTTCGTCTATTCCTTGGATTAGTTAACCACAAACAAAGACCCCTCGTGTGCAGGGTCAGAAAATATATGTTCTGCGAC